TTGAAATTTTAACTCGGGAGTACACATTAAAATCACTCCTTGGGTAATTGCTGTACCATGAATATAGTCGTGAGCCATAGCATAAGCCGCGATCTGCATATAATAGTCCCCGATCCACGCCTCTTGTTTGGGTTTATTGCTCTGCTTGAAGTCTATGATGCTCGGTTCGTCGTTATAGACGCCAACGACATCGGTTGATCCTGCGTATAACCCTGGATAGTAGAGCGTGACTTCGCTTCCCCAGATCTCCTGAAGTTGCATTCTGAGTCCTTGTCTGATAACCTCTTGTGCCATTTTCTCTGCGATTTGCCCAAGCTCTGTCATGTCTTTATAGCCCGTATTATCTAGGTATTTCTCTAAATAGGTATGCATTGCTGTCCCTCTTTTCGAGGCAGTATTGACGATTCGATCTGCTTCCAAGTCCCCGATCCGCGCACGCCAGTCCCTGAGTGATTGCTGATCCTTCGTTTGTCCGAGGACCGTAGTTACTGAAGGCAAGGTCCACGAACCGACCTCGTAGTGCCGTAGGGAATCGACCAGCTTGCGCGTGGTCGCTGGGTACTGATACTTCTTATTCCATTTCATATTTTTCTTTCCTCGGTCTTCCTCTTCCTTTCTTAGACCCTCGATAGTGGGAAGTAATGGGGACATCAACGTTCCAGCCATTTTTTTTCAATATTATTTTTCTTACTTGTTGTTGAACATAGGTAGGATTACGTCCCGCCAGTTCGCAAATAAGATTAAAATAAGATCCTCCCTTCATAAAAAAATGATGCGCCTGATCCCGATTATAATTATAATGATTTTTGTGGGTTATATTGGATCGTAAGCTTAGATCTAAAGCAGGAGGACCTTTGCAGACGTCCAGGACGGCTCTAGTTAAAACTGCAACCCATAGCTCTTGTTCGGGTAGCGTTACTCTTTCCCCCTCCATTGAAGTGTCGCCTACCCAATTTGTAAAACTATTGATTGCTCTTCCCATCTAACTTTCTCTTTTTCATTTTTTATAATACTGCTCTTTCATGCATTTATAAATAGCCCATTGAATGAGTAACTGTCGACCTCGGGGCCACAGGGTGAATGCCAACGATGTGGATAAGGCGGTCATCTTGCCCCTTTCCTCATATTTTCCTCTGCCCATAGCGGACGTAAGTTTGAATAATTACAGCATTCTAAAAGTTCTTCCTCTTTAAACAAATCAAACTTTGCCATGGCCTTGTGATGATCGATATGCCACTTGCCGTAATTATCCCAGTTCATATGGGGCTTAAATTGTTGTTCTAAATGGGTCTTTAAAAACTCCCAGCTACAGCCAATCAGCGTACTTGTAGGTAGTGTTTTATTGGCTAATCCCCTTTTGACATAAAGATAGATTCTAGTTCTAATGGTGCTTTTGATTCTAAAGATGGGATCATTTTTTAATCGATATCTTGTTCGTTCCCTTACGCGATTTCTTACTTCAGGTCTTTGAGAATATTCCCTACCTTTTATGTTTATATATTCTCTATTGTTTAATTTATAAAGTTTATTTTTTGCTTTTACATGGTCTTGACTACGCCATTTCCTTTCCCATTCTTTACGTTTCTCTTTATTTTCGGGATTGGACATATGCATTTTCCACCATGCCCTTCTGTTAATTTTATAGCTTTCTTTTGATTGTGCCTTTTTCATAAATTTTCTTACCTTGTCTTTATTATTCTTTATCCACTTGTTTTTAATTTGTCTTTCGTGTGCATGATATACAGGATCAGTTCGTCTTCTTATTTTTCTAATTTCTTCAAATCTTGTCCAACTCACTACTGCACGACAGTGACGGGAACAGTATTTTACCTCTCGAATAAATTTTTGAATAAAAGTTTTGCCGCATCGAACGCATGACTTCTCAATATTCTTGATGCGTTCCCTTCTTCGGCGTGCCAGGATATAATGTTTTTTACAATAGTAATTACAGAATTTCTTTACCTGATTATAAGTATTGTCAGTAAATTTTTTGCTGCAATCAAGACAGTTTTTATCTGCGTATATCATAAGGTTCATTATTCCACTTAATTAACATTAAAACTATAATTCCGTAGATGACGGCTATACCCGACAAACTTAGTAGGATTTCCATTATTCCACGACCCGCTCATAACCCTTCGTGTGCTTATTGAAGACAAAGTAATGTTGTCTGTTGTATTTCTTGAACACCAGTCGCCAAAGCCACGAACGACTGATCGAGACTCCTGTAAAAATAAGCGCGATGCCCATGCTGTCAAGCACGCTTGGATAGAGACCGAAGAGAGGAAAAATAAGTAACTGGATCGCAATGGCTAGAAGGTAGCCTGAGCCGACGTCAATGAAGCTTTCAATAAGGCTTTTCATGCGTGGCCTCGCTGTCGGTAATGATGAATAACTTTTAAAAGATGATGGGCCTTGGTTTTGCTATAGGGATAGATCCTTTTAGCGCAATGCAGGGCATCGCGGTGAGCGGTTCTCCAACGCCATTGTCTTTTATAGCCGTCCTTAACCTTACGTTCACTAAAGGATCCCCGTTTAAAGAGATGATAGCACCATTCAAGGGTACTTTTATCGGTCATGGCTATTTCCATTCTAATAATTGTAACGTTATGAACAGGTTGACCCCGACGTTGATGCTTTTTCTGTGTTGTTTTTTTAAAATAAACCGAACCTTCTCCATCAAAGAGACCCGCTACATAAGCATAATCAGATTGACGGGGGTGGATCATGAAGGTGTCACCAGTAGAATGCTAATGACTAATAACATCAGCACCAGCATAAAGAGTTTTAAGTTGGGATTCATCGATAAAAATTTCTCCTTGTTGATCGCAGGTGGGACAATTATCATGGTAGGGCTGACGATAAACCACGACATAACCATTACCTTTACACTTTGTACATACAATTTTAATTTTCTTCTTTAATTTCTTTTTTTCGTTTTCCATTATATCTTCTTTCTTGTTTCTCTAGGAGCCATGCAATTACTTTAGGAACCGAGAGAGGAATTTCAAATATTTTTTTACTCAGCGCATCAATTTTTTCATAGAGAGGCGTGGGCAAAGAAACGTTCTTAAAACGTTTTTTCGCTGTCATTTATTTTTTTCTCCTTTATAATGCATGAAATTTTCTCACTTCAATATAATTGAAATTACAGGAATGTCAATGAAGTTTATTTTAATAATATGGGTATGCTCCTTTATTCAGGGAAATGCCTGTATGGACCCAATTCAGTATCCTAAACTCTATGATACTTGGTATGAGTGTTCCCGTGATGCTCATAGCGAATCGGGTAAGATCTTAAGTAAGATGGGATATAGGAATGTTAATTTATATAAAATTGGAATGAAGTATCACTGTAAAGCAGTTCGAACTTATTGACAATGTGGCAACATTATGATAAGCGCTTTTTATCACACCTTCATTAAGTCATCTATCTCATTTGTTTGAGGTAGATGGCTTATTCACAAATATAACCAATCATTAATCTACCATCAGGGGTAAAGTTCCCTTGATTAGGTCCCTCATAATATGAGGTATTAACTTCACGCCACGCTTTAGCTATTTCCCCGCAGTTGGGTTCGTTTGTTTTGAGCTCGATTCTTTCGACTCCGCTTGTGCTTAGTAAGAGTATTATGACGACATATTTCATACTGGTCTACCGCTGCTTGAATCGCTCGATCAATTTCTTTTTGATTCGTGAATAATTTTTCTTTCACAAAGATTTTGAAGGCGTATGTTTTCCCCACTTAATAATTTTATCTAGACTAGGGGCCTTTAAATTTAAACGAACTCCACAACGGCCCCATGATTCTTTCATAAGATTAAGTTCAATCAACAAGGTAGACCATTGTCGCTCGGTAATTTTAGTAGCCTCTATAGATACTATTTTTTCTTTCTTAGACATACGTGAGAGTATGGCATATTACGTTAAAAAGATCAATAGAAATTATTATCCACCCTAACCCTGACCACGAGAGGGTTTAAATTTGTTACGTTTATTGGGTCTTTTTGAGTGACGGCCAGGTCGTTTACGTTGTGTTTTTTTTACGTGAACGTACCCATAGCCTCTAGGCTTCACCATTACTTTTAGGTTTCGTGTGGCCCATCGTCTAAAACAATTCTATGCTTAGAGCCTGCAGAAGTAAGAGGGATATAACTAATGACTCCATTGATTCGTTGTTCAACATCATAACCGCAATGCATACAACGATAGACAGGAAGAGCAATACTTATAAACATTGTAGGTTTGTCACACATAGGACAACAACCACTAACAACTTCGGTCTTGATGGATAATCTTTTTGTTATTTTTTCGGTTGTATCTTCTTTTGTTTTTAAAGGTTTGGGGCTTGAAGTACCGAAGTATTTTTGCAATAGGGTTTTTAGTTCTTTTATCATTAGTCGTAACTCTTTTTCTTTTTGTAGGCTGGTTCATATCGACCTAGTATTTTGTTAATGTGCCAAGTGCCATCTTCTAAAATTTCAACTTCAGCTTTGACCTTATCACACATAAACATGAATCTTGTACCACCCATTAGCTCTCTGTGTTTAGGGTCTTTATATTTATTAACCGCTTCTCTACGTTTTTTAATACATTCACCCATATTTTCTCACCAATTTTTCCCAGTCAGGTTCTTTATCTTTTGGGAAATAAGGTTCATAGCCTTGACCTTGCGCCTCTTCATCATCTTGACCAATGATGGCTTGAACTTCAGGGACATAATGTTTTAAAGTCTGCTCGACTCCACGTTGTAAAGTAATCTTAGACATCGCACAGCCTGAACAGCTGCCTGATAATTTTAAAGTAGCCACGCCAGTATCGCTGGCAAAGCTAATAAAACCAATACTACCATTATGTGCCGCAACGGACGGGGCAACTTTCTCTTCCAGCACACTCTTAATATCCTTAATGATTTCATCTTGGGCTCTCATTAGTAATTATAACTTCCAGATGGTGTAGATGTCCCTTCTTCTAAAGCTTCAAATAATTTTTTATGTTGTTCAATAATTTCTTCATCACTCTTCATCATATTTTCTATGTGAACTTGTAGTTTATCTACATGTCTTTCTAATCTCTGTACTTTATCTTCTTGAACTGCTTGGACCGTAGACAATTCAAAAGTTCTGGAAAGACTCCAACCACCCAGGGCGATGAGCAATCCAACTAGTAATGTCATAATTTTATCTACCATAATTATTCCTTTTGATTCACGTCTCCCCAAATAATTTTATATTTTAATTTTCCGCCATCATCTCCAGAAGTATGATCAGTGGGTTCTTCAATTTGGAGAACATGTTTTACACCATCACATCCAACAGAAAAAAGAAATAACAAACCGATGATTATACAAGATATTAAATATTTCATCCATCTAGTCGTCTTGTTTCTTTTTTCTCTTGCGATTCTTCTTGCCTTTAGAATTTTTAAAGTTCTGAATCTCATCTTCTATTATCTCCACTTTAGTTTTAATTAAAACCATATCTTGTGAAAGAGAGAATGTACGTTGAAGCGTCCATCCTCCGAGCGCTAATAAAATAGCGAGTAGTGCCGTGATTAATTTTTCGTTCACGTTAATTACAATTGTTTTTATCTAAATCAATTGGTTTATCACCTTGAAAGAACCATACATAAGATGAAATCTTCGTTCCATCCTGAGTATAGGTACATTTTTTGCCTACTGAGCAGGCGCTCAAAGCAAATAACAAGGCGAGCACTAAAAATAATTTATTCATGTGTTTCCTTTGGTGCAGGGTCAACCTTCGCATGCTGTTCATACGTTAGTTGCTCTGCGTTTTCTTGTTCGTCTTTTACGAGACAACATGTACCTAAGTTTTCTTTTTCTTTGGTATGCATATTGCAAGTTTTTTCTTCTACTGACATACTTCACACTCTTCTAACTCATGTTCGCACACAGTGCAACTACAGACGCCATACATATCTCCATGTTCTTTTAAAGAACAGTGGCAATTACAGTTGCAATTTTTACATTTAGTCTCTTCCATTTTTCTTTTCCTCAATCTCATAGAAGTAGCTATCGCTATCTTCAGTTTTCCATTTACTACTATCTTCTACAGTCCATGTACTCGTTTGTACCTTCCAATCAGTAGGAACTTCATCTTTTACAGTAAAAGATGGAATACTCCATATCAATCTATTGTTTGGTTGAGCTGCATAATTACCATTTTCTAATGCCAATATATGTGCGCACTTATGTTCGTGCGGTATTTCGGAATGATCCGTATCGACTATATTACTCTCTGGGTGAGCCCAGTCAACTGTGAAAAGATAGGTACCATGATACCATTTCTTATCTTTTCCAATATATTTTCCTGATTGTCCTAGAAGGATATCAAAAGTACTAATACTAGGATAGTAACTAAAACTATTCCAAAGCTCCAACTCGTCAAGTCGCATCCTAGGAACTTCTTTGACATTAAAGCCTCTTTGTATGAAGGCAGAGATCGGCAAACGATAGAAGACAGCACCATTTTCCATAATTGCATGAAAGAGTATAGCGCTCCCTGAAAGCGATGCCATCCCAAAGATGACACAGTCTTCAGCTTCTCCATGGTGGTTTTTAAGATCATAGAGATACTCTCTCCTGACCTGTGCATAGGTTGCAGGAATATTTGCGTTTAAATATGCCATCCAACATAAAGTCCTATTGTATTATGATTATTAAAGAGCTGCTATAATTAATATAACAACAACGACGCCCGCTCCGATCACAGCTTTTCTGTGATCTTTCCAAAGGTGTTTAATTGTTTCCATATTTCCTCCTAGCTTGTTAGTCGTAAATATTTCCCCAGTTTTCTCCAAACTGGTAATCTACCTTATTTGGGGTTTCAAGTCTAACTGCATTTTCCATGATTTCTATGACTTTTTTGAATTGATCTCCTTCTATTGAAATATCTAATTCATCATGAATTTGAATATGAGGAATGATATTTTCTTTATAAAGATCCAACATTGCTTTTTTAGTCATATCTGCCGCTGAACCTTGTATAAGTTTGTTTAAAGCTTTGTAAGTATAAGCTCTTTTAATCCCTGGTCCATATTCACGAAGAGCTTCTTCATGAGGAAGAGAGCGATGAATACCAAAATGATTGGGTTCCCATAAATGAAACCTGCATAATCTTCCTAACAATGTTCTAATTTTTCCTGAATCTTGTGCGCGTCGTGAAACAGCATCCATTAATTCTTTAACAAAAGGAACTCTATTATGGTAAGTTTGAAATAAATCATTTGCTTTATCTTTACTTATTCCAAGTTCGGCTTGTAATTTATTTTTTCCCATTCCATAAAATAATCCTAGATTAATAGTTTTAGCTTGAAGTCGAGGAATATCTGCCATTTCGGCAACAATACTATGAAAATCTGCGTCTCCTGTTTTATAGGATTCTACAACATCATGGATTCCTGGTAAATTTTGGAGAGATGCATAATGAACCACGAGCCGCGGTTCTTGCTGATTATAATCAAAACATCCCCACTTATGTTCTTTTTCAGGCATAAATAAACTTCGAATCATTGGACCCAACTCTTTATTTCGTGCGGGTATTTGCTGAAGATTAGGGTGTGCGTAGGAAAATCGACCTGTGACCGTTCCACCTTGATCCGAACGGAGTTGATTAATTTCGGCATAGATACGTCCTTTATGTTCATACTTAATAATGGTATCAATAAAGGTGGTATGAGCTTTATTTATTTCTCTTGCTTTAGCAATACATTGAACCAAGGGATGAGGATGATTCTGCAAAAAATTTTTAGTGAAGGAGGGAGCCTGTGTTTTTTCCGTTCGTTCATAAGGTAATTTTAATGTGTCAAAAACTTTGGCAATCGATCTTGCTGCCCATAGTTGGACATCTAGTTGTGTTTCTTTTTTTATTTTTAATAATGATTGTTTTTCTTGTGCAAGTAGCTTGGTTTTCAGTTTATGCGCTCCTTCCACATCGACCCGAACCCCTTTAAATCGCATATCCACCAGACAAGGAAATAAATCTGTTTCTAAAGCAAAGATAGAAAGAATATCTTGATGATGAATTTCTTTCTTCATTTCTTTCCATAATGCTAATGTTAATTCAGCATCTTTCTCGGCGTAAGCCCCCACATACATAGCAGGAAGTTTATAAAGTTCGGCTTTAGGATCAATCCCCCATTCTTTTGCCGCTGCGTAAAGTGCAGCTTCATCTTTTCCCATTCCTAAATAATCTCGAGAAAGAGAATTTAAATCATAACGAAATCTATTTTCATTAACCAAAGAAGCAGCTATCATTGTATCAATGATTCTTCCATTGATAACCATATCGCCTAAACTTTTTAACCAACAGACATCATACATCGCATTATGAAATATTTTGTTGGCCTCATTTTTTAAAAGATTACGTAACCATTTAAAGACAATCGTTTGATCTAAATTACCACCCCCTTCATGTGCCACGGGAAAATAACCTGACCAATCTTTAACAGCGACAGCTACTCCTACAATTTTTCCGTTGTTGATAATAGACCCCGAACCACGTTTCGTTAGATCAGGATCTTTGGTTTCTAAATCGATAGCAATGTCTTGATAATAAGTTAAGTCAGGAAGTTCGGCTGGAGGAGTCCATTCAGTTTGAGGTTTGAATAAGGGGATTTGCATTATTTATATCCAATCAATTAAAGGTTTACCATTATATTTTTTGTCAAAAACATACCAAGCAAAAGCCATTAGGCCGTTGCCTCCAAATTTTAATCTTTGACTAAAAACATACACATTTTTTAAATAACCTTGGTTAAATATTTTCTTTCTTCTTCTAATGCCTTCAAGAAAGGAAAGTTTGTTTAAGAAAATAATATATCTGTTTGATAGTTCAAATGCTTTCAAAGTGAATTCAGTAGATAAATTGAAAGGGGGATTTGTGATTATAGTATCTGCTTTTTTAGTGCTTTTTAAAAAGTCTATTCCTGTTGTGCCATAACCCCTATCTATTAAATCAGAAGAATAAACCTTATATCCTTTTTCCTCTATCACTTTACTCAAGGCTCCATCACCACATGCACATTCCCATATCTCACCTACTAGAATTTCTTTTTTTAATAATTCTTCTATGGAATTTCTAGGGGAAGGATAAAAGTCAGCCTTTTTTCTATTCATGTTTGCATTATGCCCTACATAAGCTAATGCACTAGATTTTTTCATTTAGTTTTCCACTTATTATACCCCTTCAACCAATTAGCTTGAGTCATTTCTTTTGGTTCATGGTTATCTGAATAATTTTTTTCTATTATTATATCAATATAATGTTTAGCTTTTTCTAAATCTTCTTTTCCCGCTTTATCTTTATGCCGTATGATGTGAACAATAGCCTCCCCTTCACTCCAGGGAATATTATTTTGCATAATAAATTCAGCAGGTTGAATTTTATATTTTTTATAATGCTTGCCCCCCACTTGTTTATTGTATGAGCTCATTAATGAAACGTTCCTTTCGGTTTTTTATAAGGTTCTACTTTGCTCTCTAAAACGCTTTCAATCATAAGGTCATATTCTTTTTCAGTTAAGTGGGTTTTATACAAACGCATGGCAATCGCCATATAGGTAGCGGCAACCATTTGTATCTTAAAATGGTTTCCATAGTGCATGGCATCTTTAAAAACATAATTATAAAGTAATCGAAGTTGATAATCCTCTTTTTTATTTTTCATACTTTATAGAATGTGTAGGTAAGGGTTAATTCTGTATCTTTTTTAATATCATTAAGGG